CGACTTCGCGTTGATCCCGCCAACCTTGGCCAGCAACGTGGCCGCGTTTTCTCTCAAATCCATAATTTTCCTCCTACCAAGATGGCAGAAAAACCATCTCGTTATTTAGGCAAACGGGAGAGTCATTTAGACAGACCGCGTTTATCGCTTTGAAATCCGTGTTCGCGAACTGCGGGAGCGTCGTCCGGCTCACTACGTGCTGATAGAGTTCCCTCGCCGAGGCCGCCCCGCGATGGTAGAGCCGATCATCGTCGGAGTCGGAGAAAAGCATCCCCGGCTGAATGTTGGCCGGAGCGGCGGCGGCACGCCAGTTGTTTTTGATCCGGTTCATCTCCTGAAACGAGAGAACCGCGCCATCGATGAAATTGTCGCCATCAGTATAGCCCATATTTATCTCCTACGTTAGATTCTCCGAGCAGAGTTTTTTGCCCGGCTCTCCGTCCGCGAACCTCCCCGTGATCTCGTCCGCGAGGTAGGCATATATCCTCATCTCGTCCGTCGCGCCCGACCAGTTGGCGGCGAGCGCGGCCTCGTCGCCGAGGATCAGGTATTGACGCAAAATCCACGAGAGATCGGCGGCCGTGATCCCGAGTTTCATTTGATCGAAATCGACGGTGATCGAGGAGACATAACAATAGCGGCCGATCTCTCCGGATCCCGTGAGACTCACCCCGAAGGGATCTTGGAGGCGGAAATCCGTCAGGATATCAAGATAATCGATCCAGGGGAAGGCCACCTCGAACGTGATCTCGGGTTGGCCGTAGCCGTTCTTGAGGAGTTCCTCCTCCGCGCGCTTGGCGGCCCACGCCGAGGAGGTCGTCCACGGGAAATCCACGAACTCGGAGCTCTCGAGTTCCTCCTCGAAATCGGCGATACTAGAGGCGCGGCTCGCCTCCTGCCCTCCGTCCCAAATATCCTGACCGGGATAATGAGCCCATCGATATCGGATGCGGTTGATCGCGCGGTCGAGGTTATAGGTGGTCTCCGGAAACTCCTTCGTATCGATCTGCGAGAAAATGAAAAGCGACGTGGCGAGGACGGCGAGCGTCTTACGTTCCACGTGAAACGCTCCGGCGATCGAGAATCCGGAGAGCGCGCCCATCGTGAAAAGGAGTTCGCCGAGCGGCGTCTCGCCATCCACCTCATTCTGAAGGACAAGGAATCCCGACGTTTCCTCACCCTCGTCCTCAAAAAGAGAGGCAAGCGCATCGAAGGAATCGAAGTCGAAAAACTCCTCGGGAATCTCCATGAGGAGGAGGAGGTAGAAGGCGAGCACATAGGCCGGGTTCTGCACGTAGCCGTTGGCCGAGTCCCAGGCGGCATACATATAGCCCTCGGCATCGAAGGTGATCTTTGAATCGGCATCATAGACGGAGGCGTCTATCGTGATATACGTGCGGCCGCCATCGGCGTAGGAGACGGCCCACAACGCCGAGTTGAGAGCGACCCCGTCTTTATAAACTGCCAAAACCGCGTGTAGTGACCCACGCGAGGCGAGATATTGCCGCGAGGCCGTATCCACGAGGACAGCCTCGATCGCCCCGCCTTGGCCCACTGTGGCGAGAACAGCCATGCCTACAACCTCCGGCATCGGTTTGTTGACCGCGTTTTTATAGATATTCGGATATTCGGCCGCCGTGCATCGGTAGAGCGGCACTTTTCGCTTGAAATACTTTGTGGTCACATCGCGGAGGCGCGCCTTGAACTCCGCGCCGGCGCGCGAGTAGTCGTTGACGATCAGGCGCGCGGCCATCGTCTTCCAGGCCTCCGGTTGATCGGCCCATCCGTAGTAGATTTCGACCACCTGATTTTTGAGGAAATAGGCGGAGAGGAGGCGCGAGAATTCAAGATCGTGGTTGGCGAGCGTGAAATCCATGTCGCTCTGCGTATAGAGTCCCTCCCGCGAGGAGACGGCGCGCGTGAGCGAGGAGGCCGCGAGGATTCGCCCGTCGTAGAAAACTGAGGGAGCGATCACGTCGATCGGCGAGTAATAGCGAAAGATCGAACCGAGGTAGCCCTTAAATTTCCACTTCGAATAGATCACCGGTTTTTTCTTGCCGGGCCCTCCCTCGCCAACGAAAAACGTGAGGCGCGCGCCTCGATAGAGGCGGCCATCCGTTTTGCATCGCCAATCGCCGGCATAGGCGTAGCCAGGCCCGAATCCAGGGAATCCGCCGCCGAGATTCCACTTGTCCTTGATGAGATAGACATCGTAGGAGCCCTCGAGCATCGCCGGCATCGCGGCGATCGTGAGTGTCGCGTTATCGTTCACGACGAAATCGCCGAGGTGCTCATGGAGCGTGTACGTCCCCTGCCCCTGCAAACCTCGGAATTCGATGTGATAGACGGTATCGTTCCATCCTCCGGCCGGAGGCACGGAGTTGGACGAGTTTTTCACGGGATCGGAGACCTCCAGATCCGTGTTATTGAATCCGAGGCCGGAGAGAACGATCGCGACTCCTCCCGCCGCAGGCATCGAGTAGCGGGAGAACGAATTGACCACAGGATTGAGGTAGAGATATCGGAGGCGTTTCAGTTGGATCGCCACCGTGCAATAATCTCCCGGCGCGAGAGGCGATCCCGTGACATTTGCGATGCTGAGATGGAATCCGTTATTTTCGTACTCGTATTTGTTCGTCCAGACTTCCGGCCCGAGGCCGGCCTTATAGGAGCACCCGTAGTTTCGATGATTGACGAGGAGGATCGGCACGTTGATTTGCTCGAGGTGTGTTGACCAAAAACTGCCGATCGGCCCGAATGGAACCGAGAGGAGAGGACACCAATAATTGACGCTATCGTAGAGTTGGCCGTTCGCGAGGAGCGAGTCCCACGTGGCCGGCGAAACGGGGTAGGATTGAGCTCCGAAATCAAGATGAAAATGCGTGGCCGTACCCATCTGATAAGGAGCGACGAAGATATCGCACTCGAAATCGACGAGGAGGTTGAGGTTGATCGGATCGGGATCGAAATCATTGACCGGCCGAGCGATCGTTTTATATTTCCAATAGACCGGCCCGGTCGTCGTCCAGATCCCCGCGAGCCCATAATCGTATCGAGCGGCGAACCAGTGAATCCGATCCTCCGTGTTGTCCAGACTCGACCTCTTAAAACCCACGTGTTGAAAGAGCGACCACTCGCGATAGGGAACGGGCATTATGAGCCTCCCGGCCCGAAATCGCGGTAGACCCGGAAATAGTCAAAATTAATTATACAACCTGGAAACGCTCCCCAATTCCGAACGAAAAGGCCGAGGTTGTAGGAGTAGGTCGTCGAGCCCCACCAGTACCAATCCGTCCCGAGGACGCTTTGATACGTCGTCCAGACGACCCCGTCCGAGGAATATTGTGCGCTAACTCGATATCCCGATCCTTGGCCGGGAGAGCCGCTCACCCGTATCCTCATATAGGCCGGGAAGCCGATCGGGCCGCGAGGGTTTCCGGCCGCGCCGTCGTTGTACCAGTATCCTAAATTGGCGGGATTTAAAGAATATCCGAAATGGACGGTCTGGTTCGCTCCGGTCGCTTCTCCGCTCCCAACGTAGATTCCGGCTTGAATCGTATCCGCAGGAAGCGTCGAACTGGCCGAGATCTTCGTTTCTAAATAATATGGGTAGCCGGGGTTTCCGAGGCAAAGATGGGGAGCGTTATTAGTTGTCCCGAGTGTCCATGTGGCGTTCACTCCTCCCGTGATCGTGAAAACTATGTCCGAGCCGGCCGGCTCCGTGATCGTTTTCCCGGCCGCGTTGTTGATCTGTTTATACCAAAAATTTATATCCGCATCCGAAAAATGATCCATAAAAGCGAATTGAGTCGGGTCGGTAGCGGGGACGATCGAGGCGCGCGTGGCGTTGAGACGCCAGTTGAGGCTTTGGATTTGCCTCCAGAGATCGTTCACCTCATCGCGGAGCTCTCTCATAAGACGGTGATCCCCCGCGTGAGTTCTCGGATCGCGAGCGACCACTCGCGGAGCTCATGCTCGCCCACGATCGGCCTCTGCGCGCCCGGCGATCCCACGACCTTGACAAAGAAAACGTGAGGCCGCGCGATATCGGGGATAAGGACAAATCGGCCGGCCGGCCCGGCGATCGAGGAGAGAAAGACCTCGATCTCATCGACCGTCGAGGGGTCTTCGTGGATATGATCGATCGCGATCTTAAACTCCTTTTGCTCGGAAAGATAGACGTCCCAATCCTGGCCGTAATTCGTCTGTTGTTCCACGGCGTGATAGGTTTTCCCGTCCTCCCTCCCCGGCCTCACGTAGGCCTTCGTGAAGGCGCAGAGATCGCCCATCCAGAGCTCGCCGATCCTCGGAAGCGAGGGGTTCGCGGCGTCGGTGAACGTGAAAAGCCAATATCGGTAGCCGACCCGAGGGAGAATATACTCATCGTACTGCCGCCACGTGAAATTCCCCGTCCAGAGCGCGGCGCCCGGAAATCCGAGATCATTGGCCTCGATCTGCATCGTTGCCGCCAACGTCAGGTTATGGTTGAAAAGAGCGATCAGATCGACGGGAGTCCCGATCGCGCCGAGATCGACGTAAATCGTCTGCCCCGCCTTGGCCGTAAAATAGAACGGCTTGCTCGGACGATCGTCGTAGAGAAACTCCTTCTTGTAGATCGTCGATTCCGTCGAAACGGAGAGCAAAGTGCCGGCCGTCACGAGATTTGTCGCTGAATAATTAAACGGCATCTCACACCCCCAAGGCCTGCGCGAGTTCGCGCTTTCCGATATTCGTCTTGACCCACTCCACGAGCTCCGGCCCGATCCGGCCTCGCACGATCTCGCGGATCGAGTTTCCGTCGATCGCCTGGATATCGAACTGCGCGTTAAAAATCACGTTGCGGGATCCGCCGTTCCCTCCGGAGATCCGGGGGATCTGATCGGCCGTCAACGTGACCTCCGGCTTTTGAGGCGTCCCGTGGACGAGGAGGAGCTCCGTCTGCGTCGAGATAGCCCCGTGTTGAGCCCCTCGGAGTTTCGAGATCTGCGAGTCGATCGACTCGGCGGCCGAGAGGATCGGCCCGAGGAAATCTTTGATCGCGTAGAGCACGTTCACAGTCTCACGAGTCGCCCAATTTATTCCATCGAAGAAATTCCACCACGGGTTGAAATAGGCGTTTTTATAGTCATTGAGGAGGCAATCGTGGACTTCCTGAATGTTCCCATGGATCATCTTGAGCCAATAGGTGACGTCGGTCTGTTTGCCTCCTCCGCCGCCGAAAAGGCTCTCGATCGCCTTGAATCCGGCAAAGAGAGCAATCGCAATCGCTCCTACGATAAGGAGCGGGACGGCCGCCGCCGCCAGGATCGTCGCCGCCGAGGCGATCGCCGTGGCGAGCGTCACGAGAGCCGTCGCTAATCCTACTGCGATCGTGCCTATGGCCGTGGCGATCGCCGTGGCGAGGGTCGTGATGATCGTCGCGATCGTCGTGAAGACCGTCCCGGCCGCCGCCGCGAGCCCCGATATCCCCGTCCCCGCGCTCGCGATCGAGGTAGCGGCATCCGTCGCCGCCTTTTTCGTCAAATCCATGATCGTATTCTTGATAAGGTCGACCGCCCATTTTGAGATCATCTCCCCGATGACTCGGAAAAACGAATCCTTCACCTCTTGCCACATCGATTTTAGCGTATCCTTGAGCGAGGCCCCTCCCTCGATAAACGCCTGGATCGTATTCCCCCACGCCGAGGCGATATCGTTAAAGAGCCCATCCCACTCCGAGCCTACGTCCTTGGCCGCATCCTTCCCCGGCTCCGAGAGTTTCGTCCAATCGATATCGGGGAGCGTCGGGATATTCCACGCCATCCCGACCATCGCGAGTTTCATCTTCGTGATTTGCCACGTGAGGTTGCGCGCGTCCTCGAGCGAAATCTTCATCTTGTTGGCCGCATAACCCACGGCGTCGCCCCAGTCCTCAAAGGCGAAAGGAAGATCCTCGACGATCGGCGTCATGTCCTGCATTAACTTCGAGAAATCTCTCGCCGGAGGGAGGTGCGTGTAGAGGTGGAGGCCGAATTTATCGAGCTCCTCGTCGGCCTTGGCCATCCCTTTCCAATAGTCCTCGAGCGTGATCGCTCCCGTGGCGAGCATCGCGTTGAGCGCGTCGCCGTAGCCCTTCCACTTCTCAATCTCCGTCACGTTCGCGGCCGTCTGGACGCCGGCGTCCGTGAGGAACGAGTTAAACTCCTCTTGCGATTTTTTCGCCGCATCGATGCCGCCCTTGAACCCCTCGAGCGGCGGGATCGCGCCGGCGTAGGCCCCGCCCACGGCCTCTGTCTTTTTCGCGTGCTCCCCCGCGCTCACGGCGGCCGCATCGTGTTGTTTGACCATCTCGTTGAGCGTGGCGGATCCCGCGTCGCCGGTCTTTTTATACTGTCCCGAGAGGATATCCATCGCCTCTTGGATCGTCTTCACCTTCCGGCCGGCGATCTCGGAGGCGGCCCCGAGTGCCTCGATCCTCCTCGCCTCGGCATCCGTGTGGCCGGCCTGCCATTGAACGTCCGTCTCCTTAGCGATTCCGAGGAGTTTGATGAGTTTCGTCGTCGCGCCCTCGATCACGTGGTCGAGGCCCGTGATATCTCCGATCGCCTTCCCGATCTGCCATCCGACAAACGCGGCGGCGGCGATCGCGGGGAGTTTTTTGAGGCCGGCGCCCACGCTCTCGATCGGTTTTCCGAGCCCCGAGAACTGGCCGATCAGACCGCGCGATCCGTCGACCGCCAACTTGGCGAGGGAGGCGAATTTTCCGAGGAGGAGAAGAACAGGCCCGAGCGCGGCCGCGACGCCGGCCGCTTTGATGATAAAATCCTTCTTCGCCTGCGAGAGGCCGTTCCACCACGCGATGCCATCCTTGACGACTCCCATAACGGTTTTCATCACCGGGAGGAGCGACGTCCCGAGTTCGATCGCCGCCTTCTGAACCTGCCCCTGGAGGATGCGGAGTTGATTGGCCGGCGACTCGATCGTGCGGCCCATATCTCCCTGCGCCTTGGAGGTCGCGTCGAGGATCACGTTGTAGCGAGCGTAGATTTTTTGTTGCTCGCTCATCGTCTGCCCCTGCGTGATTAGGCCGTTCGTGAGAGCCCAATGTTGGATGGTCGTCTCGTTGACGACGATCCCGAGGCGTTTGAGCGGCTCGACCTCTCCCGTGATCCCGGCCTGCAATTTCTGGAAAGCCTCCTCGGGTTTGAGGTTGTAGAAGGAGGCCATGTCGTAGCCGAGTTGGGAGAGCCCTTTCGCCATGTCAAAGGCGGCTTTCTCGCCGAGCCCCATCGAGGTGAACATGACGTTGAAAGTCCCGACGACTTTCCTGATCTCGTAGTCGTTGAGGCCGAGCGATTTATTGAGATCAACGCTCCAGGCCCGAGCCGCGCCGGCCATGTTCCCCATCGAAACCTCGAAAAGGTTTTCCGATTCGACGGCGTTCATGGCCATCTTCACCGCGGCCGCGCCGATCGCGAGGATCGGAGCCGTGACGGAGAGCGCGAGCGTCTTCCCAGTCCTCGTCATTTTATCCGAAAACGTGCCGAGCGAGTTGGAGAGTTTTCCGAGCGATTTCTCCGCTCCGGAGGTGAGGCGATCCACCGAGCCAACGGCCGCCTGGAACTGTTTAGCGTCGAGGATCAGGTGCGTGAGGATCGAGCCGGCCACGAATGTTGCGCCCATCTCTCCCTCCTTATCTGCTCTTTTCGAGCAGTTTTAAATCCCACTCGAGGATCAACATCTGCCGGCGATACGAGGCGTCGTCGGCCATACCCATGCGCTCGATGCCAAGAGCGTTCATCTTGTCGATGATCCGTTTCTCCTGCGCCTCTCGGAGCCAGTAATCGAAATCCCGAGCGTCGAGATTGAGGAGTTGCGTGTAGGTGAAAAGCCCAGGGAACGCGCTCGCGATATAGGCGATCGCGCCTCCCCAGGCCTTTATCCGTTTTTTGCGCTCTCCCCGATCTTCTCTGCTCCGGCCTCCGGAGGCGTCTCCGGAACGGCCACGGGAGGCGTCGCCGGCGCCGGCGCCTTCCCGTAGTATTTCTCGAAAATAAAATCGATGATCGATTTAAGATCGTTGTAGTCGATCTTCTCGACCACCTCGCGAGGCGCGCCCGTCATCATCTCGATCTGCTCGTAGAGAATGAAGATGGCCCGATAATTGTCGGTCGTGTCCGGCCGGATCTTGCGGAGCTCGACCGCGAGCTCCTCGATCCTCTCGAACGTGCCTCGGTTGAGGCGCACCTCATAGACCTGACCATCGATCTCCACTTCGATCGGCGGGTGGAGCGTCTTTGTCGTTGAAATCGTGATGCGATTCATGTTTTCTCCTCTCCTCTCTCATCCAACGACTTAGAGCATCCCGATCGTGCCGAAGTCTCCGAGCGTGAGCGAATCCTGGCTGATGAAGATCTTGAACCCGACGAGGAAAATGCGCTGATTGGAGCGGTCGAACTGGAGTTCCCACTTCCGATAGGGGTAGGTTTTGTAGAGGTGAATCCACTCGGCGTGATTCGTCGACGGGACGTTATCGCAGACCGGTTTGATCACCATTGCCTTCGCGTGCGCGTACATATCGCACCCGACCATCCCCTTGATCGTGAGCACCGAACCCGTGAGCGCGCCGAGGAGCACGGCCTCGAGTTGCGTGAGCGAGGAGCGGGTCATCGGAGCGTCGAGCTCCATCTGAGAGCCTCCGAACACGGCGTCAACGGCGGCCTCGCCGAAGGCCTCCTCTTGGACGTCTTTGGTCGTGTCCGCCTGTTTGAGCGTGACTGTTCCGAGAAAGGGAGCGAGGGTGAGAGCTCCGCTCTCGCCATAACCCCACTCGATCTCGCACGGCCCAATGTCGCCCATCGGTAGTTTTTGGCCCATAATTGAACCTCCTATAAATCCCCGTGTTTCGTCACGGGTTTTCTATCCTAAAAACGTAGTTTGTTGAAAACTCAAAGAGCCCCTTATCGTTCGGGTTGGCGATCGGCGCGGGAGTCCCGAGCGCATCGATCACGCAGGCGTAGAGCGCGACGCCGCTCACGAAGACAGGGAGAGCCCATCCGGAGGAGCCGTGGAGGCAGGCGTAGAGTTCCTCCGCATCGGTCTTGGCCTCCTGATACGTCTCGGCCCGATTCCAGATCTGGATGAATTTATCGGCATAATCCGGCAGATCTCCGACGACGGCGCCCGGCGTGCGCTCAAGGATCACGACGACCCGCTTCGGAACGGGGAGATTGCTCACCGTCCTGAGCGGGAGGTAGCCGGCGAAGATATCCTCGCCGATCGTCCATCCGAGCGAGCAGTGGCCGATGATGAAAAGCGTGATTTCGTTAAGCATTAAGGCAACCCCTGCAGAGCCCTCCCGCAGGCAAAGGCGAGGAGGCCGATATATTTATTGCCGAACACCACGACCTTTGTCTCGAGGAACTTCGCGCCGGATCCCGGCTCGCTCCAACTGATCCCGGCCTCGCCCCACATTTCGGAGCGCACCATTTCGTGGACATAGGCGGCGTACTCGATATCATAGCCGGCCGCGAGCGAGAACGTCCCGCCCTCGTTGACCTCGATCTCCTCCTTCCACGATCCTCGGAGGAAACCCTCCTTTTTCGGCGTCGTCGGCTCGACCGCCTGTGCATCATGCCGGAGCTCGGCGGCCACGATAAAAAGGGCGCGCCGCGCCTTCTCCGTCTCCTCGCGGATGATCCGGTGGAAGTCGGCCTTGAAGGCGGAGAAATCATACGCGAACGTGATCATAAGAAAACCTCAATATGAGAGGTTCGGAAATCCCTCGGTTTCGAGATCATCTTGATCGGCCACTCGTAGTTATTGACGACCACGAACCACGAGAAATCGATCACGTTTCCGGCGCCGCTCCCGATCAGCGAGTCCCGGACGAGGAGCGAGAACGTGGAGATCACCTCCTCGCCCTTGAAGTCCGTGATCCGGCGCGCCTTGTAGACGATCCTCCCCCGGACGACGATATCGAGATGGCTCGCGGGAATCTTATTTCCCCACGCGTCGTGCTCGTCGTGGATAAAGTGAACCTTATCGATCAAATAGGCCCCGATCATGCGTGGCCCTCCTCCCAAATTTTCCGATACTCAATCGCCTCCCTCGAGGTCGGCCCGATCGAGTGGCCGCAGTTCGGGTGGAGCGGCGGCGTGAGTTCCTCCGAGAGGCGCGGGTAGTTCGGATCCCGGCCGGAGCGAGAGAAAACGCGGCCCTCGTGAGGCCGGCAGATCTCGCAGGAGTTCGCGTGGCGGGAGAACTCGACGAGATCGTTCGCGTACTCCTCGCACATCAGATCGGTCGCCTTCGATTGAGCCCTCCTCAACTCCGTCCGCGCCACCATCTCGGCATAGTAGTTGAGCGAATAGGATCGGCCCTTGATAGAGATCAACTTCCCGCCCGAAAGTTGCGCCTGGAGGTGCTTTTTGATGAGCCACGAGAGTTTATCGCGCGACCACTTCTGAGTGACGGCCTCGGCCGCCCACGTGTTCACCTGCGTAGCCGAGAGAGCGGCGGATCGCTCATCGAAGGCCTGGAAGGAGGAGAGCACCCCGGCCGATTGCCGCGCGAGGAGGAGGATCGAGTCCGCCGTCCTCTTGATCGAGGCGTTCGCCTTGCGGAGGTCGTCCATCGTGTCGATATAGAACGAAGCGACGGCCGCCTGATGCTCCTGCGTATTGAACCTCGGCTCGCGCCGAGCTCCGAGGATCGAGAGAGAGACTCTCGCCTCGCGGGCCCTCTCGCCGTAGGTGAGCGAGATCGCGCGAGCGGCCCACGCGCTCGAGCTCCGCGAGAGTTTTCCGAGGATCGCGTCCACTTTTTTCCCGGCCTTCATTGCCTCGATATCGTTATAAGACGATACATCGACGTTTGTCAATTCATTTGTGATGGCGGCGGCCGCCGAGCGATAGAGCGCGACGAGCGCGGCGATCCGGCTCAAGACCGGATCAGACGTCTCGGCCGGCCTCGGCATTAGTAGTCCTCGCCATCGAGAAGATCGAACAGGGAGTAATCGAAAATGCGCGGCGGCGCCTCGGAGGCCGGCAGATTTTCGCTCCTCTCGAGATCGGCGATAAAGATCCTCGAATTATCCGTGGAGAACGCATCGAGTAAATCGCGTACGGGCCCCGGGATCGGCGTCTGGAGGAGCATATCTTTGAGATACTCCTCTTGGACGACGCCGGCCTTGATCACTCCCTGCGCCTGGATTCCCTTCCTCCGATCCTCGTCGCCTCCCCAAATGTGGCCGGCGAGATAGTAGGCCATCTCTCCCTGCGCCTTCTTGAGGATCACGAGTTGAGCGGCCGTCGCATCCACGTAGAGCGGGAGCGAGAACTCCGGAGAATAGTAGAGCCGGTTGTAGCCGTGCCACAGGCCTTTCGTTTTTTGAGCGGTCGTGAGCGAGTCCCACGCGTCCGTCTCGAGCCGCTCGTTGGTAAAATAGGTTTCGGCCTCCGTGAGATCAACGAACCATCCGATCGGCGGCATCAGGCACCTCCCCCGCCACAGCAGAGCCAATGCCAATAGTAGTGCTTTTTTTTCTGCCGGAGCGGCAACGATAGAATTTTAACCTCCTCGAGTTTGAGGAGCGAGCAGAGCGTTTCGATATCGGCCCGAGTCCAGTTGACCTGCGGCTCATAGACGAGCCCGGGAACGACGTCTCGCGTGCCGGTTTCGATGCACTGACAGAACTGCGCGACGATCCTCCCCTCTGGAGCGAGTTTCAGCGAGAGCGTTTTCAGATAGTCAATCGTGATATCGCGCGTGATGTGTTGGAAGACGTTCCTCGAATAAACGAGATCGATCTCGCCCGGGATATCCGCGCCCCATCCCTCGCGGTAGAGAACGGGCGTAAATTGTTTCACGCCGCGCGGAGCGAGGAAGGAATCGCGCGCCTCGGCGAGGAGGCCGGGGTCGATATCGATTCCGATTATTTCGCGCGCGTAGGGTGCAAGGAGAAGGCTCTCGCGCCCATAGCCGCATCCCACGACAACGACCCGCAGGCCGCGAGACAGAGGCCAAAGACGGGAGATATCAGCGATATCCGTGCCGCTCTCCCGATCCCCTCCCTGGTAGTAGGGATGATTCTTGAAATATCCCTTCGCGTGGAGGGCTCGCCATTCCGTGACGTTAAGGTTCATTTGATCACCGCTATATAGGAGTTTTTCGTATCGACGAACTCGTGGGGGAAGGGCTCGAAATCGGCCCACGCCCACTGCGAGACGTGTAGAGGGCAGTCTCGGCCGTAATAGTGCTCTTTGTAAAAGCAGACTTTTTTCGGCGTGGAAACGATGAGCCGCGAGCGAGGCGCGGCCACGCGCGCGTCCCGAATCCACCGGAGGATCTTCGCCTTCTCGTGGTGCTCCACGACGTCGATCAGGAGGATCAGATCGTAGAGCGCGAAATCATCGTCGAGCGGAACGGAGAACAAATCCTGATGATAGTGGCGGAGATAAAGTGCATCGTGCGCGGGTTGCCGGATCATAAAATCGCACTGCTCGACACAATCGATCCGGAACTCCGGCGTGGGCTCGAGCTCACCCGACTCCGATTGGAGCGAGAGGAGAGCCTCGGCGAGGAGAAGACCGAATTTCCCGAAGCCCGAGCCCACGTCGAGGATCCGGCGCGGTTTAAGAGCGACGGCGATGTTGAGGATCACGGGGATATTTTCTACGAACGACGTCATCATCGGCGCGCCTCCTCGTAGATTTCCGCGATCCACCGAGCGACGAATCGGCGATCGATCTCGGCTCGATCGATATCGTGGCGCGGCGGGTAGAGTGTCCTACTCTTGATCCTCCCCTCGAGATCGATATCGTAAATCCATGCCGGCCGGCCGCAGGCCCAGGACTCCCACGTCGTTCGGCCGAGCAAGATTCCGGCCGTCTCATCGGCCTCCGCGATCAGGCCCTCCGTATCCCACCGCGCGGGGAAATAGTGCGTGGCCCCGAACGTCGCCCTCGGATCGATCGTCGGGTGGAGGTTGCGGCCGCAGAGCCAGAACTGCATTTTCCTCTGCCTCGCCATGGCCGCCACGTCTCGAATCGCCGCCTTCCGGAGCGAGTCGAGCGTGCCGACGAAAAGGATCGCGTGGGATTGTCCCTGTTTCGGCCGCGGTTTGAACCTCTCGAGATCGATCGGGTTGTGGATCACGACCACGCGTGCGGCCTCGATCCCGTCCTCCCTCCCGATCTTATCTGCGATCTCGGCTCGGATCGCGATATATTTTTTGATTCTCGGATCCCGGATCGGCCTCTCGCACGGCCATTGTGAGTGAACTGTCGCCACGGCCGGCACGGCCGGCCACCGCGCGAGGCCGAAGGCCGAGGGCCCGGGCTCGTTGAGGTGCAGGATATCGCCGTTTAATGAACCGTTAACGGCCGCCTGCGGGATCGTCTCCACGCCGGCATCTCTTGCTCGCGCCGCGATCTCTCCGCCGATCGTAGGCGAAATGACGGCGAACTGATGGCCTAATTCGACCAGTGAGCGGCCGAGCTCATAGCAATAGAGCTCCGCTCCGGTGAGTTCGGCAAAACGGCGGATCAGGAACAGTATCCTCATGCTCTCAGTCTCCTCCGTGCCGCCCTCTTTTGCTCGAGGAGCGCGGCGGCTCGCGTCTTGATATCTCTGAGGTTCGGGATCTTCGAGACACTCACACGATGGCGATGATGAACGAGCGTATTGAGGAGGAGCACGGTGCGCCAACCGGCGAGCCGCGCCCGATCGCAATAATCGTCGTCCTCTCCGAGGCACGGGGAGAAATCCTCATCCAGATCACCGATCTTATCGATCATCTCCCAACGGAGGAGGACGCAGGAGAAGGGGACGCATCCGGAGACGTCGACCGGCCCGATCTTCATCACGTTGATCGTGCGGAACGGCTCGGCGATCGCGCCGTGAAAGCGTTGGTAGTTCTGGATCTTCCCCGAGTCCGTCAAAACGCCGGCGACCCCGATCCTCCTCCACCGGTTGGCCACGGCGAGGAGTTTATCGAGCCACGCCGCCGTGACCTCCACATCGTTGTTGAGGAGGACGACGAACTCGGCCTTTGAGTGCCGGAGTCCCTCGTTCACGGCCTTGGCGAACCCGAGGTTCTCTTTGAACCGGATCTGGAAAAAATCGAACTTGAGCCGCGCGAGTTCCGTGAGCGTCGAGTCGCGCGCCTTCTCCTCCGAGCCGTTATCGACGAGGATCACGCGATGGCGCGGCCCCGTGTGCGCGGCGACGGCCTGGAGGCAGAGGTTCGTCATTTCCGGCTCATTCCAGGCGGGGATGATGATATCAACCACGAGATATCCCCCAAATCAGGCCGGCCGCCTTCCGTTTCTTCGAGAGAGCCTGATCCGCCACCTTTCTCTCCCTCCCCTCCTCGTGCGTTTTATCCCGCTCCCCGCGATGCCAATCCGGGTGATGATGATAGAGCACGGCCTCGCGGCAGAGGTAGAAACGGCCGACATGAGAGGCGGCGGCGCCCACCTCCTGCGCGGAGAAATGGAAGTAGCCGGGGAAGAACAAATGCCTCGCCGGATATCGCGCCACGAACGGCCCACCGACAAGAGCGACCCCGCTCGGATGGTAGTTCGTCACGCCCTCCTGATGAAATCCAACGACGCCATCCTCATCGTAGAATCGCTCCACGAGGGCGCGAGAAGCGGCCTCGATCGCGCCCGGCCTAAACTCCATGTCGTCGGTCGCGTAGAGGATGGCATCGGTGGTTTTCTCGCAGAGGAAATTCCGGCAGGCGACGCTCCCGCGCCGAGGCGATACGAGATACGTCTCGAGCTCCGTGCGGCCGGCGAATATCCGAAACTCTATGTCATTTGTCGCGCGGATCGTGGCGGGATCGCCATCGGCGGCCACGAGGACACGCATCGGAGCGAGCGAGCATCCGTCGATCGATCGGAGGAAACGGAGGAGTTTCTCTACCCTCCCGCGCGTGGCCACGACGATCGCGATTTCTCTCATCCCCATATATTCCTTGGCGTGACGCTCCCCGTCGAGATCGGCCGCGTCGGCCTCCGGAGACGTCGCGACGCCTGGAAGTGCTCAATCACCGGTTTGCCGGCCGAGCGCATGAGATCAAAGATCTGCGAATATCCGGCCGGGAGCGGGAAGACGGCCCACTCCGGATGGCGCCCGAGGAGGAGTTGGAGTGTCTTCTGCTCCCATGTCCCAGGCATCGCCGCCGTGAGCGCGATCCAGGCGTCGATCATCGCGAAGGTTTCCTCCGTGTTGCGGAAGAACACCGTATTCGTGAGCAACTCCCTGCCGGCGCGATAGTGAACGCCGAGGAGGAATCGCCGAAACTTCGAATCCGAGGCGAGATCGTCCACGAGAGCGGGGTATTGTTGGACTACGCCATCGGCGTCGATCCAGAGGATATCGCGGCCGGCGTGGAGCGCGAGCATCGATCGTAGGAAGGCCGGCTTGTAGCGCACGTTCCCGATCCACGAGCCCTCGCCCTGGATGCCCTGGACAAAATAATCGAGCCCGTGCCGCTCGCAGGAGGTGATCATCCGGAGGGCGTCCGGTTTATAGCCGTTCGCCTCGGTGAAGAACGAGACGACGATCCATGGACGGCCCGTATCTCGAGCGATTGTTTCCGGCCCCTTCACTTCTTACCTCCCCCGGATCTCCGCTCGATATCCTCCTCCTCGAGCCGGCTCTCGTAGATTTCGATCGCCTGCGTCTCGCGGAGGGCGCGGAACTTATGCCAAACCCCTGCAGGGACGAACGAACTCTGCCCGGGCCCGAGGCGCGTTCGATCGATTTGCCCCGAGCCGCACCAGATCGTGATCTCGAGCTCACCCGAGAGCACGTAAAAGAGGTTCGTCTTGGCGCGATGCCGGTGCTCCGAGCAGAATCCTCCGGGGAGGATCGAGAGCGCGTGGATCGAGAGCGAACCGTTCGAGAGAACGAGCTCCGTCTGCCCCCACACCTTTCCTTGTCTCATTTCTCGTAGCCCTCCTGATATCCGCACCTCACGCACCTGATGCCCGTCCGAAATCCCTGCCGCCGCATCCAACACGTGGCGCGTTTGATATACATCGGCCGGCCGTCTCTAGGGCAGGCCTTCCCCTCCGCGAACGTCAGCAACGCGGCGGTCGGTGAGCCCTCCAACCTCGGGAGGGGCGCCGGTTTCTGTGGGGATAACGGCATCTTCAACCCGCTCGTTGTGATCATCCAACACCTCGTCAATCGATGAGAACTCAAAACACCGGAGCGTGGAGCTCGCCGATAAATTCACGATCCGGACGCCGGCCGCTCTCGCCGGCCTTGCGAGGCGAGTGAATCCGCCTCGGAAACGCTCGTTGATCGACACGCGATTCGTCCTCGGATATCCGGAGTGGAAGTGCGTCTTGCCGCTCGCGTTGAGATCAAACCCGAGGAGATAAATCGGATTCGCCTTGAGCACGATCGCGATCTGAATCCCTCCGTAGCCGGAGTTGTTCGAGTGATAGATTCCCTCTTTGAGAGATCGAGAGATTCCCTCCGGCCCGATCCCCGGGACGTAGCGAACCTCCGGCCCGTAGGTGTAGTTGAGAAGGTCGAGCCAGATCCGGATCCCGCCGAATCCGAGATACATTTCTCTCGTGCCGGCGATCGCGCCGTTGAGGAGCCACCGGTAGTAGCGGATATCCATCGAATAGAACACCTCGGCGAAGGGCGCGTATTCGAAGGCTCGGTTGACGGCCACGACGTGCCGGCCGACGAGGCGGGAGAAGGCGAAACCTCGAAGCGAGGGCCCGCCGCCGATCACGAAGGCCGGCTCTCCGGCCCACGCGCCATCGGCGAGCTCCTGCCACGCGGGTTTCTTACCTCCGCGCCGCCACGAGTTATAGTTCGCGTGTGTCTTGTCGTTCATGATGCGCCGATAGGCGGGATCGGAGGTTGTGATGCGGATCATCCCGTGCATCGCGTCTCCTCTCGCCGGGAAGAATGAGGAGGAGCGGAGAGGCCGCTCCCCCTCGGATAAATTTCGACGCCTCGAGCGCGCCTCTTACATTCCGCTCGGCAGAGTGCCGTCGACGCATTCGATCTGGTCGATATCGCCGATGCACCCGCCGTAGCGTTGCCACCCCGCCTGTGTGTCCGTGTAGGAGAGGATATCGAAATCGCTGAACAGGGTCAGATCCATCCGATACCCGCCCTTGAGCGAGAACTTGGGGAGGATCACGTAGTAGAAGTTGGGATTCGAGAGCATGAGCGTGGTGATGTGTTGGAAGTTGTAGTTGATCTGTTTCTCCGACCCCGAGTAGGCCTGGAGATTCACGGAGAGAGCGCGCCGCACGCGCCCCTGGAGTTGAACGGGCGTGAGGACGATAAACGAGATGTTCGTCGGCCCGACGCCGTACCCCTTGTTTTGGCAGTTGAGGAGGATCGTCAGAGCCGCATCGTTCAGCGCGTTGGCGTCGGCGAGAGCGAGTTTATCGCAATCGTCGCACCCGGGATCGCTGAGCTCGATGCACGCGCTCTTGTGGGCGCGGACGGCCTCGAGGAGGGCGTAGAAAACGCTCGCCCGGAAGTGGTAGGCCTTGTTCCGGAACTGAATCGCGTTATCCTCGATCGTCCACCAGTCGCCGTCGTCAAACAGTTGACGATGCCACCCGAGCCCCGCGCCGTAGAAATCGAAGTAGCACGTTTCCCGGTCGCCGCTCATCTGGTAGACGTCGATCTTTTCGCCGACCTTGATCTTTTTGAACGTGAGGCCGCTCTGGACGACGCTCACCTGGAATCCGTTCCGTTTGGAGGTGGAGAAATCGCGGATATCGAAGATCTGCTCGTACCCGTTATCGTAGGAGGGGATGATGTGGTACTTCTCGATGATCGGGAGCACGGAGGCCGGAAAATCGGCCGTGGTGGTGAACATCTGCGCCTGCGCCTGCCTGATCTCCTTCCGCGCGTTCACGAAGGCCTGCACCTTCTCGAACTGCGGAGGGACGAACGTATCGGGGAGGGAGAGGAAATACTGGAGCGCGCCGGCGAGCATTCTCCTCTGCTCGGGGTCTTTGAAGTTGAACTTCTCCCAATCGAGGTTAAAGATTCTGCTTTTCATCGTTTCTCGCCTCCTACTCGAGCACGGTCGCCTTGTTGCCGAGGAGATCGATCACGACGTACTCGTCGTCCTCACCGGCCGGCTGAACGCAGATCCCGATCCAATAGTAGCCGCTCGTATAGATCGGGGTGACCGGATCGCCGTAGACGCCGCTAAAATAGACCTTTTGGCCTACGAGGAAGGCGTTTCCCGAGCCGGTCTCTTTCGCCACTCGGACTTTTTCCGCATGATAGATGCCGACGCACTCCTCGCCCACGGCAACGACCTGCGGATCGACACGACAGCCCTGGGAGTCGAGGATCGGCTCACCGAGGAAACAAACGCAGACCGTATCCACGATCAGAATGAGTATCCCGTCCTCCACGCCTCCCGATTGAGCCACCGTGAATTTGAACGACCGCCAGTCGCCCATCGGCGTGGCGGTTCTCAGATACTGAGAGCTCATACCTTTCTCCTTAAATTCGTAATTCTTCTATCCTCCCGCGCCTCCGGATCACTCGCCTCTAGGCGCGCGGGATAAAGGGGTTCGTTTCCGGCGAGAGATACTTGTCCTCGATCGTGCCGTCTTGTTTCCCATCGGCCGGCTCGGCTCCGGTTTTCTTCCCGTCGCCTCCGCCTTCCTTTTGCGGCTCAATCTTGATGCCGAAAACCTCCGCCTCTCGTTTGAACTCGTCGAGCTCCGAGTCGATATGCTTTTTAAAATCCGCCTCGAGCGTCTCCACCTTCGTGGGGTTAAAGACCTTCTCCAGGCGGCCGTTGATGAACTTCTTCTGTTGATCCGTGAGTTTCCTCGCCTCCGCCTCCTTCGTGAGGAGCGGCCCCACCTTCCCCTTGGCGAGCTCCACCTCTTGTTTGGCCGTCTTTTCCTCGAGCGTTTTCACCTTCGCCTCGAGGTCGGTCTTCGTCTTGGCGAACTCCTCCTCCGCCCGTTTGCGCGTCGCGTACTCCGAGCCGCTCGCCGTCTTGGCGGCCTCCGCCACGAAGCCCTTGACGATCGGATCCTCAACGAGCGTGGCCGCGCCGAATAGATCGCTCGGCCGGATCTTGTTCGTCTTGATGTGTTCGATGATCTCCTCTAACGTCATGTTTTCTCCTCCTCCGTCAAATTGAAATGATCTCTGCCTCGACCTCCCATCGGCAAACGCCTGCACCTGCGCGAGCAGAGTCGCGCCGGCAAAGCCCGGTTTATTGACCGCCGAATTGCCGAGGGCTATTCCCGTGATCTCGTCCACGTCGGCCTGATAGACGTTCCGCTTTCGATCCTCGATAAAGCGGAGATCTGCCTCGATCGACGCCACGTCGAGCGGGAGGTGGCGGAACTCCGGCCGGATATAGGCGACGGCGATCACGGAGAGCCGATCCTTGATCGTCCGGAGAGCCTTCCCCACGATCTCGCCGATCGCCACGCGCCCCGCGTGCTCGTTCGTTTGAGCGTGATCGTGAAAGAGCGCGATCCCGAGCGCGAGTTTATTGTAGAGTTTATCGATCGCCGAGCGCACCCACCGCGCGACGACGTTTCCTCCGCCAACGACACGCCCCTCGCTCTCGCCCTCATGGCCAATCACGTAGGCCTTGAAGACCGGCGAGGGATCGCTTTGTTTAATCCTCTCGTACTCGGAGGCGGGGATCATGGAGAGAACCTCCGAGGCGGCCATCGCCTGGAAACGAGCGAGGATTCTCACTTCTTCTTCTCCGCCTTCTTCTTCGCATCCTCCGCCTTTAGCCTCGCGAGCGAGGGATCGAGTTTCGTGTGCGAGTCGAGAAAGACGCGAGGATCGGCCGGCCCGTGTTTCCCCTTCTTGCGCGCGGCCATGGCCTTGTAGTCAAACTCCGGCACGCTCACGCGGTTCGTCGTCGGAGGCGTCCACTTCCCCTTCGGGTCGCGCGGTTGGCGATCGGGGAACTTCTGCGACTCCTCCGAGGGCCCGGGGATCTTCGACATATTGATCGCGGTCATGGTTTTTTCTCCTCCTTATCAAACGCCTCGAGCTCCGGATCAAACATCGTTCCGATGAGCGGGTTGTTGATCGGATCGAGGTAGTTCATCTGCTGAGAGGCGGCGGCGGCCTCGAACGACCCTCCGGCCTTCTCGCAGTGCGCGCGCGCGGCGGCGGCCGTCCACTCGTCCTTCGGGTATCGATAGGCCTGCGCCTCGCTCCCCGTCTTTCCGGCGCGTTTCCCTACGAGGATACGATAAGGTTTCCCCTCATGCTCTCGCGTGATAGAGCCCACCACCTTCACATCGTTGGGATTGGCGAGCCGGCACGCGTGCTCGTTAGGATAAGGCATCGTTCGCCTCCTTGCTTACGGTTAAGTTTTAAACGCCACCGCCGAATTTGTCAAGAGATTTTTTTCTCAACACGGGGCCGCCGGCAATGATAAAGTCCGTGAGGCGCGCGAGCGTATCCGCCTGCCCGGCCAACGTCTTCGAGATATCGGCGGAGATCTGCGCCTGCTTTTCGATCACGCCCTCCATGCACCCAACCGACGCCTCGATCCTCCCGATCTTGTCACGGCAGAGGATGTTCTCCTCAAAAGCGGAGCATCGTTTCTTCCCGGCCAGAGCGGCGGCCGTTTCCTTGGCCACCTCGGCGGCAGAGATCGCGTCGGTGATCTGTTTAGCCGATTTCCTCGGCCATCTGCCCGTCCAATCGAGGATCTTGACCACGATATAGGCCACGATAGCGAGGGCGGCGACCACCGCGCTCGTCTCTATGGCCTTGGATAGAGCCTTCAATGTTTCCGGTGAGGCCGCCTGAGCCGATTGTAGCGCGAATAACGAGGCGGCGGGAATCATGCGATACCTCCCGTCTCGAGGCCGGCCGGAGCGGCGACGGGTTGGATGAGCTCCGTCTGCGGCGGCGGGATCCGCTTCGCCTCCTCCTCGGCCGCCTTCTCCTCCTCCTTCTTCGTCGCGTTCTTGCGATCGAGCTCCTGCTCGACGTTGATCCCGGGGATTTGATCGAGGAACAACTCGTCGGAGATCTTGCCGGCCACGCAGGCGGGGAGGAAAACCTTCTCGATCGCCGCCCACTGTTGCGCGCTCACGATCGGGATATTCACCTTGATCTTCGTCGGATCGAGCGCGGCCGTTTTCTGCTCGAGGCCCGTTTTTATGTTCGACATGATCATCGCCTTCCCGAGGAGTTCCTCGTAGGCCCCGATCCATGTCGTGCGCTCTTTAAGGGTCGAGGCGTTGATGAGCTCCATGAGATTCTCGGCCGTCGCGCGGTTGGAGAGCAGATCGGGGAGGCCGAGGAAATGAACCGGCACGCCCGTGGCGCCCGAGATCATCTTCGCCAACGTCACGATCTCCGTCTCGAGCGAGTCGATCCCGCTCATGGAGGGTTGAACAAACGATACCTCGCCGTTCGTGCAGAGGCCCTTTTTGATTTTCCAGTTCATTTTATCGAGATCGGCCTGCGCCTTGGCCGCATCCTGCGCGCTGAGAAATTTCACGACGAGGAGAGGAGCGGCGAAGATCCGATCGATCTCTCGGAGGTCGCGGAGTGCTTTGTCAAGATCCTCGATTTTCGTGAGCACCTTCATGATCTTGGGCGCGGCCGAGTTAGGTTTCGATATCCGGCCGCCGAATTTTTTATACACGAAATCGGAGGCGCCGACCTCGATCGGTTTGTCCTCCTCCGTCCACTTCACCTTGAGGATATCGAGGTAGTCGAGCGGGTTGGCCTCGACCTCATATTTCTTCGCTAACCACGAGACATAGCGAGCGGAGACCTGTTTATCGGCCTCCTCCCAAAAGAGCCGGACGAGGATCTTCCCCTCGATCTCCGCCTCCTTGGCGAACTCGTGCGCCACCTCTTTGTCGAGATCGTTGTAGCGGAGAAACTTCTCGCAGAACTCGAGCTCCGCATTGGCCTTGCCGCGCTCGCGAGCCGAGACCTTGATCCCCTCCGAAATGATGAAAGCGGCGCGGAGGTCGATGATGTTTCCGGTTTGGAAGACACCCCATCGCGCCGTTGCCTCGTATTTCTGAGAGATCGCGGCCACGGCCTCGCCGTAGTCCGTATAGGTGTTCGATCGATAGGAGCGATCCTCCTCCTTGAGCGTGATGATATCCTTCGACATCTGCACCGCGGCTTCCCGCAGAGCGAGGTTGTCGCGCCGGAGGAGGTTGATATCGATCACCCCCTTTTGGTAGTTCTGAAAATCCCTGATGTACGATCTTAGACTCATCGTTCGATCCTCCCTCTAATAGACGTCCTCTTTTGTGAACCCGATAAACGCGCCGCTCTCCGCCCCTGCGAGGTGCGTATATAGAGCCATGCGCGCGGCATCGGGACAATGATCCTCGAATTTAACCGGCTCGTCAAGCGTGACGCCGTTCCGATCGATTCTCCATTTGTAGGTTGGCCACTCGCGGTTGAAATTCACGTTCTCGGCGAGCGAGTGATGCGTGAATCGTTTGCAGAAATCGATCCCGTCGAGCACGTTCTTTTTCGCCGGATAGACGTTGAATCCCGCCGCGTTGATCTCGGCGATCCGCGCCGGCTCGGCCGAGTCGGCGTATATCGGCCTCCTCCGCTCGTAGGCCGAGAGGCGTTGTTTCATCAGATCGATCAACTCCGAGTTCGTGAGGCGCGTTTGATAGATCACCTCGCGGTGATAAGCATCCCACTCTCTAACGCCGACCTCGAGCAAAACGGTCGGGTTGTTGTAGCCGAAATCCAGGCCGTAAATCGTCTCATCGACCTCGGGGAAGGCGATCTCGATCCTCGGCGGCCCGAAGATCAGGCCCTTCACGTGCGCCCACTCGCCGAGGCCGTAGATCTTCCAATATGTCTCATCCTGTTGGCCGAGCCGCTCGAGGTTCTCGATGTAGTCGGCCGGCAGGAACGGGTTATCGAGATAGGTGCTGTGGATCAGATCGAATCCCCCCTCGGTGAGGAGTGTTTTCTTGATCCACCCGAACTCATCGGAGGGATTGAGCGAGAGGAACATCTGGTTTTTCTCTCTCCCCTCCGTTTGGCCGGAGAGCCGGAGTTTGAGGATGCGGTAGTCGTCGTAGGAGAACTCGTTGGCCTCCTCCATGTGGATATAGTTAAACTCCGTCGATTTGATCTTCTCCGGATTATCGATCGACGTGAAAATCCAGAAATTATGGTTCGACGGGGAAAAGAGCGTGCGATTCGACTTGTTGTGCTCGACGAAACGATAGAGATCAAACTCGATGAGGAGGTCGACCGCCACTTTATAGGCCGTTTGCCGGAGCGCGGGGAGCGTTTTCCGGCACGTGAGAAAGTGCTTTTTTGTCTCCCCGAAGAATTTTGTCACGAGGAGTTGAGCGATCGAATAGGATTTCGAGGAACGGGCCCCGCCCACGTTGACGACGACCGTTTGATGCGCCTCCTCGTTTGCAAAGAAGACGCGGGTCGCCTCCCACTTCCTACGTTCGACCGTTTTTTCCGCTCTCATCTTTCCCGTTCACCCCGTTTGCCGGCGTGGGCCGGCCCACGATCGGAGCTCGAGGCGAGGCCGGCACGATCCGGATCTTCACCGACTTGCTCCCTCCGCCGATCGTATGCTCCTGGGTGTCTTTCATCCCGAGCCAATTCTTGGCGAGGAACACCCACACGCCGGGTTGCATCCTCATCGAGAGGCCGTAGAATAGAGAGTTCCGCTTGCTCTCCCATTTTTTTACGGCGTTATCTAAGTCGCGGTATTTCTTCCTCCACTCCCACAAGATCTCGCGATGCGTGCCGAGGGCGGCGGCGAGGTGTTCGAGGCCGCAGGTGGAGAAAAAGTCTTTAAAGGTCATGCGATCCGTGATCTCCTCGACGATGCGGATCGACTCCTCGCCCTTGTATTTTGTTGGACGACCGGTTTTAGGCATTTTTCGCTTGAATTACCCCCTAATTAACTCGTTTTTTCCGGTTTTTGTTCGTTTATCGCCTCATCCATGGGGATTGTGGCGACGATTTTCGGGAAATCCTCTCGTATCCGCTCCGGATCGCCCTTGAAGAAGATGAGGACGTTCTGGTGAACCTTGCCGAGTTTTCGAGCCGTCGTGAATTGCTTGGAAATCCGCACCGCAAGAAGGCCGCACGTATTCACGAGCATCGCATCGTTATAGAGGCGCGCCCCGGCGTCCTCGAACGCTCGGATCGTGTCGGCCACGAAGTTGCGATAGAATCCGTCCTTATCTCGGATATCGGCGACGACGAAGCAGGCGAAGCGATTCGGCCGGAGGAGCTCGAGCGAGCGAGCGATGATCGATCTATAATCGGCGAGGAAGGCCTCGTAGGTCTTAGCGTTTGAGAGATCTTCGGGTTTATCGGTATATTTCTCGAGGTCATATAGTAGGGAGGGCAGGAGAAGACGAAATCGTAGGGGTGTTTGAGATCAAGGCAATCGATGTTCCGCGCATCGGCGGCGATCCAGAGAGGCGGGACGACCGGCTCGCGCCGCTCGGAGGCGCGGAGGCCGACGATCCAGAGGAGGTCGTCGGGTTGGAGGAATTTCGCGCACTTTGCCTCGTAAATCGGATCAAGCGTCACGCCCTCGATACTGGCCTCTACGGGTGTTGAATACTCAACGTCGGGCCGAACGAGGATCACACGCTCGCGCCAATCGGGAGGCGCGAACTGATCGAGCCGCTTTTCGGGATCCGCGCCCACGACGACGCCGACCACGGGGATCGAGGAGTTATTCCGATAGAGCCCCTGCAGGATGCCGGCGAGCGAAATGCCGGAGCCCACGGGGACGACGATCCTCTTGACCTCCGGAGGGATATCGCGCACCTGCGCGGAGGTGAGCTCGACGGCCTCGGCGCACTCCATACCGAAGGGGATGAGGCGGAATTTAAGATCCTCCGCATCCTCCCGCGCACGAGCCATAATCACGTTGTTGTAGCCGGGCTCATGTTGGACGATCTCACAGCCGGTGGCGGCCGCGAGTTCGAGCTCCTCCGTCAACGCACCGCTCGGCACGTGGGCTCGGCATCGGAGGTTGAGGCGGCGAGCGACGTGAGCGACGATATTCACCTGAGGCGAGGAGCGCGAGCCGGCCGTCACGAGGCCGTTCTTCGCGCCTTGAGCCAGGGCCCAGGCCGCGCGCGCCTTGCCTCCCGCCGCACCGGCCACGCGGTAGAGATCATCGCGTTTGAGCCAATACGGGCCCCGCCGCTCGATCGGCGTCGTCTCGAGCGAGTCGGCCTCCTCGGCCGCCTGCCGGAACTTCCCCGGACAAATCGCCTCCGCCTGTTTGCGATCCTCCTCGATCTGCGCATCGTTGAGATCGAGGCCCGTATATTCCAGGCCGAGGAGCGAGGCGACGATCCCACGGACGGAGCCGCCGGCGAAGGGATCAAGGACACGGCCTCGGAGCGGCGCGAACCATCGGTAGAGGAGCTCGCAGAGGACGGGATCGAAGACCGACGTGCCTTTGTTTTTCTCGTAGACGGCATCGCCGCCCTCGGGAAAATCGACGTACCCCTCCCGCTTTGAGATATAGAAATCCTTGTTGATGATGTGGCGCGAGAATCCGAGGAGGTTCTCCTCGCGCCCGACCTCCGATTGGATGCCGAGGCCGAGCCAGGATCGTTTGCGCGCGATCCAGAGGCCTTGGCGCGCATCGAAGACGGAGAAAGGAGGAAAGAGGAAACGATCGGCGAGCGAGGGACGATCCGTGACGACGGAGGGATCGACGCCGCCTGGAGCGAACTCGCCGAGGAGCATACGCAGATCCATCGGCTCTCCGATATCCACCTTGTATTGCTCGAGATCGATCGCCTCGAGTTGCGGCAGAACGAGCTCCGCGAGAGCCTGATCATCATATTCGCCGGCGCGATCGTTATCGGAGAGGTTGAATTTGAGTTTTTCGGCCTCGGATTTCACTTCCACCACGGAGACGTCCACCTCTCCGTAGGCGAGTTCTTGGAGCGCGCGGAGGCGCATATTTCCGCCGAGCACGACGTAGCGGCCGTTCTCCGCATAGGCGACAAGCGGTTTATAGACGCCGAGCTCCGTGATCTGCTTTTTGAGGCGAGCGAAATCGTCCTTCTTGATTTTCCGAGGATTCTTATCCCACGGCACGACGTTAGAGATCGGGACGCGCACGATGTTCATTTTTTCGCCAACTTTGCGCGGAGTTCCTCGACCTCAAGGCGGAGCTCTTTGTTATCCTGTTGAAGGAAATAATGATAGTTCACGTAGGCCTTCGTGACCACAAAGAACGAGCCTTTCGGATCGACGCCCGGCTCGAAGACCGGAGGCGCGCCGGCGATGATTTTCCCTGCGATCTCGGCCGCTCCGGCCGGTGGGGGAATTGTCGGCGGTACGTAACGGGCAGGGCAGTTAACTCCAAAACTCAGAAGACATAGCGTTAAGAGTAGCCACGTCCATTTTGTCCAGAGCCTCGAGAAATTTCGCACGTTTCTCCTCCCGCTCCTTCCGGAACTTCATTCTCTCGGCCTCGATCTGATCCGAGAGCTCCGGATGGAGCAATTCAAGAGCCTTTAGGATGATCTCGGGTTTGAGGAGCCCGAGGAGTGTTTGAATCGTCAAATCCATCGTTGCCTCCTAGAGCGAGCCGCCCTTGATGAGCGTCGCCACCATATCGATCAAACGAGCGAGATCGAAGGCCGCGCCTGGACAAGCCGTGAGTCCTGGGTTGAGCTCATCGTGGCGGGATATCCACTCCATTCCGATCGAAAAGAGGAAGATCCAATCTCGGATGATCCTCGCGCCGGCCGCGAGTTGGCGATCCGAGGGCGGCTCGGACGTGAAGTTGCCGAGGAAACAGAGGCCGAGTGAGGTCGAGTTGTAGCCGATTACGTGCGCGCCCGGCATGATCCACGATCGGCCGTAGAGAATCTCAAACTCCCCTTCGGCGCGTTCGACGCCGGCGTGATAGCCGATATCGAGCCACGGCTCCTCAAAGCGCGAGCCCTCGCCGGCCGCCTTGCGGCGCACGAACTCCTCGGGAGTCACCGTCGTATAGTCGATCCGGTGGGACGTTTGATAACGCCGGATCCCGCTCCACTCGATCGTAGGGAGATCGAGCTCCGCCGAGTGGTGAATCACGATTCGTTTTGGTTCGAAGGGAGGCATCGTCCGTCGCCGCTCTCAATCTACGCCGCACCCTCGCGGTTTGTCAAGCGATTAGTGATTTCCCCGACCAGGGATGAGCGAGCGCGGATCGAGCGTGATCACTTTGCGTTGAGCCATCATCTCGGTCTCCCGCTCCATGGCCTCCGTGGCCTTCTTCTTCATCTCCTCGTACCGCTCCTCAGTGATCCTCTGAAAGAACGCGATTTTCTCGGTATAGATATAGACCTCCTCGTCGCGCTCGACCGATCGCGTTTTAATGATCGGCTCGAGGAGCTCGTGAGGCAGGATCACGACGTCGGGATTGAACACCGTATCCTTGACAAAGAGTTGGAACGGCACACCCTTAAAAGTTATCGCTAGAATCATCTTCGACCTCCTGTTGAAGTTTTTTCTCCTCCTCCATGATCCGGCCCTCGAGCTCCGCCGCCTCGGCCATCTCGCGCTCATAACGCTCGATATCAAGAGCGATGATCGCCTCGTCGAGCGGGAGGAGTTTCTCCTTCGCCACGGCGTAGCAGGGCCCGTGGCCAACGTCCACGATATTCTCCGGCACGAACAGAGAGCCGGCCGTCGTCCATCCCTCGATCCGATAGTAATTCCCCTCCACAAAAAGGAGGCAGTAGAGATCGGCCGGCGTCTCCCGCTTGGCGAGCAGGACGAACAACGTCCTCGATCCTCCGGCTGAGGTCTTCACGTCGACCGTCGCGTTTCCGGCCTCGTGGAGAACGGCGTCGTGATCCTTGCGGATCATATCGTCGCGGAGATCCGGGTAGAGGTTCATCATTTTGCAGAACGCGATCTCGCCGGCGATCCCGCGCTCGTGGATCACGAGGTCTTCCTCCGCGCTCTGTTTTTTGTTCTCATAGCCGGCCTTGACGTCGAAATCGTGCCGGCGTTTCGCCAGGAATTTCGCGAGCCGCCGCTCGGCCTCCGTGAGCTCCGTCTCCTCTAGGTGTCTCACCGCCGCCGCGCCCTCTTGTGCCTCCGGAGGTGAGCGCGAAATTTCTGGCTCGTTTTGATCACCTCCGTGAGCTCCTTCCGGAGTGCCTTGTATCCCTCGAGCTCCGCCTGGATTCGATGATAGATCGTCGAGATCGTATCGTTCTGCGAGACGATCACGTTGAGTTTATCGAGCAGGATGCGCTCGATGAGGATCTTCTCCTCGAGGTTTAGAGCGAGGATTTCGGCCCTCGATCTTTTCCGTTTTTTAGCCATCGTTTTTCTCCTCTATTCCTCTAATTGATGATCTATATCTATGATATCGATGGCATGAACCAACATCATTAACTGGGCCTTAATTTGTTTTCTATCCTCCGGCGATTGCAGTAGTTTTCGAGCCTGGAGGAGCGGTTTTCTCTCAACGGCGGCGATCCCGCTTAAATTGTGGATGGATTTAACTACCCATTCCACGGCATCCTTGATTAATTTTGCTCTGGCCTCGTCGGTCACTTTGTCGGCATTAAGGATTCCTTTCTGGGTCGGCATCATCGGCTTTCCCTCATCCCGAAGTATGCGCAATTTCTTTCTGATCGTTCTCGGTGTGCAATCAAATTCCTTCGCTATTTTCCGGATGGTGACAGCGTTGCCGTTTGCCCTGAGAAATTCTTCGATCTCACCGGGGAAGACTTTGTGTTTTCTTTTCATTGAAATATTCTCCTCTTTTGAATATCAAAAGCCAGACGGCTTTGATTATTAAAAAATCCTTTTCTTTGAGTTCTCGCGGCGGAGTCGCCGGGATGATGCGAAGCGCATCTTCGAGCCGCGTGTAATAGAGATATGCATCAGCGGCCATCTCAATTTGCGTCTTTTCCCTCGATCCTTTCTTCCGCGCCGCTTCCTGCTTGTAGGCGATCTTGTTCAAAACGGCCGTCTTGGTCGGGATATCCTCGTTCTCCTCGGCCTCTTTGATGACCTCGGCGACCTCGGCGGGGTGCGAGGCGATGGCGCGGGCAATAGTTCTTTTGTGTCGTTCCATCGGGGGAGCCTCGAATTTGGGCACCCCCGGTTTCCCTGTTTGTTTTGAACGTCCATATTTACCCGCTGCGCTTTGTGCTTCTTCTTCTGAAGGCAGCAATTCCCCGATCCTGGCCTCGATCATCAGCAGAGCCTTCCCCGCGTCCTGGCCGTCCTTGAGCCTCGATTCTTTTTCCTCCAGCGAAAGCGGCAAATTATCGAGCCGTTTTATTAAGCCTCGATAAGCATTGACGGCTACCTCGCCCATAAACCGCAAAGGCAAAAGATCGATAAGCGGCCGATCCAGAAAATCAGGATCGCGTTTGATAAGTGCCTGAAAGATGTTTGTTTTATCGTTCATGTTTTTCTCCTCTTGTGAAAAAGTCCTACCCTCCCTCCCAACCTCCGCGCTATCCCAACGCGGCGAGAACCTTTTCCGAAATGCCCGACTGGCCTACTTCGGCGGCTCCGGCGAGACCTTTTTGATCAGCAAGAACGTGCCGCTTGAATAGAGCACGACCTGAATGAAGATCCCAAATAGAGCCGCGTTGAACGGATGGCCGATCGCGAGCGCACGGATCGCGACCGTAAAAAAGGCCACGACCACGGAGAGCGCAAAGGCGAGAGCCGGCACGAGCGGTTTTCCGAACAACGCCTCGAGCCCCTTCTTGATCGCCTGCGTTGTCACGGCCACCGCGGCCACGAGCGCGACGATCTCGAGCGTGTTCCCGTTCTCCGCCGTTGCCGGCGTGGTCGCCGCCTGCGCGGCCCACGAGAGGCCGGCGAGGAGGAAGAACAGGATCACTACACCGAGAACCTTCCGAACAGAAATCATGGAAACCTCCTTAAGGTTTATTTTTTGCCGGTCTTCTTTGCCGGCCCTTTTCCTTTGGCCTCCGGAGACGTCTCCGGAGCGATCGATTCGACCATCTTGAGCGAGGCCTTGAGCATCTCTTTCCTCGAGTTCAGAACGACGACCTCGAGCTCCTTGTTTTGGATCGCCTTCTTGGCCGCCCTGATATCGGCCTCCACGAGATTGATCTCGAGCGTTAGGCCGTTGAGCACGCGATCGCGCTCTCCGAAAAGACTCTCCTGTTTCACCTCGACCTGTACCTTCATTGTTTCTCCTCCTTTTGGATTTCCTTTTCCCGCCTCTTGAAAAACGCCTGCGCCTCTTTGAGGTTGGCCGGCGTGAGGCCTTCGGGATGAATCGCTCTCCACTCCTCCGCGAGGCGTTTTCTCCGATCGATAAACGCCTTTCTCCGGAGGACTCCCTCGCCGTAGGATTCCGTCATCGTTTCTCCTCTCCTCGCGGGAACTCGAGCGGGAGAATCTCGGCGATCCTCCGCTCGGCGATCGCGCAGTATTCGGGATTCAGATCTATGCCGACGAAACGTCGGCCCGTCTTTCGCGCCACGACCGCCACAGTACCCGTGCCGACGAAGGGGTCGAGCACGAGGCCGCCCGGAGGACAGGAGGCGCGAATCATCGGCTCTACGAGCTCCTCTGGAAACGTGGCGAAATGAGGCCCGGCGAACGCTCGCGTCGGGATCGTCCGCACGGCGCGGCGGTTTCTCATCTCCGGTTGGACGAACCGCGAGGCCACGATCCCGCGCCCCTCGTGCCGGACGTTTTCGCGCGGTTGGTGCATCGTGTGGCGGCGCACTCCAGGCGCGCCGTCGCGATATTTATGGTGCATCGAAACACCCCGTCCCGCCCTCCGGATCGAGTCCGGCTGAACGGGATCGAGGAGGCGATCGAAGTAGTAGCGGCGGGATTTCACGAAGAAAAAAACGTAAGAGAAATCGACCGTCAACCGATCCTTCGCGCTCTCGGGGATCACGTTCGGTTTTTGCCAGATCACGACGTTGCGGCAGAGCCACCCGAGCGATACCATCTCGGTCGCGAAACGGAACGGGAGGAGGTAGAGCGATTTCCTCGGATATCCGTCCCGCGCCGGCTCGATCGATCGCTCCCTCCCGCCCTCGCGGAATTTCGGATCCCGCTTTTTGTCGCCGTGGCCTTTGCCGCTCCCCCCGTATTGATCGCCGAGTTCGATCCAGAGCGAGCCCTCCGGCCGGAGCACGCGGCGGAGCTCAACGCAGACGGCGAGGAGAGTATCGATATATTTCGTGTGTGTTTCCTCTTGTCCCATCTGAGCGTCGATCCCGAAATCCCGGCATTTCCAGAACGGCGGCGACGTGACCACCGCATCGATCGAATCATCAGGAATCTCCTCGATCGACAAGAACGCGTCTCCGCAGACGATCCGATCGACGAAATCCTCCGGCCAGATCATCGGCGGCCCTCCCGATCCTCGAGCCGAGCAAGGAGCGTGAGGAGGCAGTATCCGACAGTAATCACGGAGCCGACCACGGTCGTGATGATCACGAACACGACGACCCTCCAAAACAAGACGAGCAGATGCATCATACCTCCGGATACTCGAGCGCGATCTTGATCTCGTGGACGACGAGCTCATAGGGATCTTCGAGCACCCCGACGACTTGCCGGCCATCCACCCACCGCGCGAGCCACCAGATCGCGCCGAGGAGGCCATCGATAAAATCCTTGTTGCCGATCTTGGAGAAATAGGCGGTTCTCCAAAACTCGATACTCGAGCCGCGAGCGTTGCCGATACATCGCCCGAGATCGGCCGTTTTTTCTTTCTCCTCTGCCATCGGCCTAATCCTGTGTGCTCGGCCTCGCCGAGGGGAGCGTGATAGAGAGGTGCGTGACGAGAACCGGCACGACGCCGGGCTCGATCATCCCGAGATCGCGCGCCGCTCCCTCCGAGAGATCGATAATCCTCCCGCTCCAAAATGGCGGCTCTCCGTTATACGGCCCTCGATCCGTGATCGGGAGCACGGCGGTTTTCCCGTTCATCAGGTTCAAGATCCGAACAATCGCTTGGAGAGGGAGGGTTCGATGAGCGGCCGTTTTCGCGTCTTTGTCAAAGATCGCGCCTCCCGCCGTTGGCCGGCCATGGAATCCGGGCCCGTACCACGAGGCAAGTCCGACCTCCGAGCCGGTCGTTAGGATTTGGAGGGATCGCTCGAGCGCGCCAACTTTCTCCACGAGCGCGGCCGATTGCCGGCCGAGCACGTTGATGAGCCGGCCGTTCTGCGCCACCTCCTCCTTTAGTGCGTTGATATCGAGCGTCGTCCGCACCGCCGAAACCGAGGCGTAGAGCGCAAAGAGCGCGAGCACGGCGAAGGCCGCGATAAGAAATCGTTTGCTCACAAGGTGATAGATTTCATAAGGCTCTCGTTTTTTCATGATGGTTTACCTCCTGCTTTCTCGAATATCCCGAGCGCATCCTTGAGCACCTTCGCCGCCTCCTGCCTCGCCTTCTTTTCAGCCTCTCGGCCTCCGAGAAGGAATCCGAGGAGGAACGTCAACACCTGCACGATGACGCCCAGGAAAATGATGACCGCGATCTCAAACTTCATGTTTTCACCTCCTTTTTCTCCGCCTCCTCGCGCGTCCGGCCCCATACCATGAACTCCTCCCAATAGGAATCTTCCGTCATTTTTAGGATTTGTTCAATGAAAATCTTGAGCCCCGCGCCGAGGCAGGCGTCCGGTTTTGTCCTCGCCACGTACTCCCAGGAGTCTTCTTTCGTGAGCCCCCATTTCTTCACGAGCTCCACGACGCGCTCGACTCGGACGCCGAGCGTGAGAGCCTCGAGCACGAGGCGATAGGCCGTATCGCGCCGATCCGTCTCGACAAGCCACCACTTCTTCACGAACGGGGAGTTGAAATACTGCGGATCGTTATCGACCACGATCGGCGGTTTTCCGATCAAATCGCCGTTCGAATGTAGGTAATAATAATGCCTCATTTTTTAGCCCTCCTCCTGATCCGAATCCCCTCCGCCTTCCGCTCGAGCCGCGTGGCGAAAATATCGCGGTAGGATCTGATCTCGATCCTCCGGCCAACGATCTTGTAAATCATTTGGTGGACGAGGCCGCAATCACAACAGCCTTCCTCCTCGACCGCGCCATCGCGCACGTAGTAGGGCTCCCCGTTTTCGATCGGCTTGAGTTTGCTCACGCCGGCCGCTCCGCCCTCTTGCGATCGATCAGGTGTTTGAGAGCATCGGTAGGCGTGTTCTCGCCGGGCCCGTTATCGCCAATCTCAATTTTTTCGTATTCCTCGCTCTCGCCCTCCCACCGCGCATAAATGGCCACCTCTCCCGTTCGGAGCACCTCGGAGGAGAAGATCATCCCACTCGCCCTCCGAACGTACTCCTCCCCGACCGGCGCGAATACAATCCTTCTCTCTCCGGCCGGCCGGAGATATTGAATCACGGCCACCTCGCCGGGCGCCGGCTCGGGATCAGGAACTTTGCCACTCCCGAGGCAAAGACCGCAGGCATAGTACTTGACGCGGCCGCCTCCGGCATCGTAGCCCTCCCTGCCTCGGCCCTCACATTTTGGACATTCCATGTCATTCCTCCTTTCGCCCCGTTATTTTAGCGATCAAAAACCTCACTGCCGCCCCGATATCCTCCCCGAGTGTCGATGGCATCACCGAGTTCCTTTTCCTCGCCTCCTTCAAATATTGCCGATGGCCGGCCACCACGAGGAACGTGAACACGATCACGAAGATCGCCCACCCGATAAAAAAAGCCGATCGGAAAAGACCCTCGATATCTCTCATCGCTCTCCTCGCTTTCTTTTGCAATCATCACACTGGCACTCCCAGTTCTCCTCCTCTCCGCCCTTCCTTGGCGCGCCGTTGCGGTGGAGCGACTCGACGGCCGCCACCGCCACCGCCGCCGCCTCGATCAACTCGTTGCAATAGCCGGGCCAGTCTCGCTCGAGGATCGCCTTGGCGGCCTCCCCAACTTCCTCAAGGAGGATCACCATCCAGTAGTCGGGGTTGTGATTTTGAACGCCCCACTTTTTATCCTGGCGAGCCCTCTCGTTTTCGATCGCGCGGAGTACAAGATTCGTGTTCATCCTATCTCCTCGATCTCGATCTCGGTTCGCGGGTTGAGCCGATCCAGGCGATCATCTATCTCGAGGATGATCCACTTCTTGGAGTCCCGAAAGATGAGGCCGAGATCGCGCATCGCATCGATGAGGATCTTCGCCCCTCCGGAGAGGTTGTCGGGATCGAGCGTCCGGCCTCGATACGATACGATCTTCACGCGCCGGCGCGTCTTTCGATAGAGAAAATCCGGCTCGATCTCTCGGCTCTCGAGGATTACCACCTGGAGAGCCCACCCGTAGGCCCGGCGTGTCGCGCGTTTGACGGCCCAGTGCATTTTGATCACCTCGTTGTTTGAGAGAACGGCGTTCGGGATCGTGAGGCGGATCACTTCGGCCTCCACTCCACGGCCCACCGCTCGCCGGCCGCGAGATCGCGGATAAACTTCTGCATCTTCTCGTTTGCCTCATTCCGGAGCTCCGCCGCGAGCGCGGGATCGCCTCCGGCCTTCTCGATCTTTTTATCGAGCTCCACCGTGAGCTCGTCGTGATACGCCTCCTTGAGTTTCCGATAGGGATCGACCCTCCGAGTGCTTTCGCCGGCCGCTCCAGATCGTGCCTCCCGCCTCATTTTCTCGAGGAACTCCTGCGCCTTCACGAACCAGTTGCGCAGTTGGAGGTTTATCCGCGAATGTTTGTGGGGGGGATTATCGAGCCACCAAGTCATTTTCTTCTTGATCTCCTCGAGGTGATCGAGATCGGGGAACTCTGCGAGGAGGCCGGCGAGAGCCGTGAAATCGATTCTACGAGCGATCTCCGGAAATTTAGCGATCTCATCCATGATCACTTGAGCGATCGCCGGTGCGTCTCCTTTTCTATTCTCTTTTATTTTATTTTCTTTTCTTCTTTCCTTAGCCCTCCGCTTTTGCGGAATAGGCTTCCGCGAATCCGGAGCTCCGGCCTCAAAAGGAAGGCTCGCCTCGGGGGGATCGAAGGAGCGCATCCATCGCGGCGAGAGTTGATAATCCTCCCAGGAGGTAAATCGGAGCGTTCCATCGAGGAGCCTCTCAATCTTGCCGTACTTTATCGCCAGTTCGATCGTGAGCCGGAGAATCTCGACCGGCACGTATAAGAGGCCTGCTAGTTGCTCATCGGGGTACGTCAACCCCGCGTTGACCCTCACGTAGCCGTTGTCCTTTCCGGCCAGTGCCATGAGATCATCAAAGACTCCTCGGAGGTCGAGAAATCCCCCATATTTGGCCGCCGCCTCCTCCGGAGGCCGGAGGATCAACTCGTGACGAGTGCTCCCGAACAATCGTTTATCGATCCAGAGAGGAATCCATGCTTTTCCGGTGCGGTGTTTCATCATCCCTCGCTTTCGGAGAAAAAGAGAGGGGCCACAAGGAGGGTGCGGCCTCGTCGGCCGCGTTATAGGTGGGATGCGCTTTTTCGTGTGGCCCTCTCTCGTGCGCCTCATTGTTGGCCTTTTAACCCACGATCACGATTTTGACTCTGCGTCGCCTAAAGAGCCAAAGAAGATTCTCCGCCGCCATCCTCGCCTTCCACCGCGCCGGCCAGGATCGATCGGTGACGAACAAAAGTTTCCCGTTGCCGGCCCGAACCGCCAAACACCACCGCCTATTCAGGGTTTCGCAGATTGATATTTTCCCGGCGTTTGCCATCTCATCCTCTCCTCATGCCCGAGATCGCCGTCTCCTTCCAGAACCGGACGCCCGGGATCGAGGCCTTTTCCTTGTTCTTCCGGCCGTGCTCCGCGATCGCCGCAAGATTGAGCATCCACCACTCCTTCGGTATCGCCTCCTCGTCCGTGATCTCGTAGTGCCACTCCTCGCGAATCCCGATCCCATCCGTCGACGGCCGAGCCGGAGGCGGCGGCGCCGTCTGGATGATCTCGATCTCCTTCGCGGCCGCCTCATCGATCAGGCGGTCGGCCTCCTCCGGCGTCTTGGCCACCGCGGCCTTGGCGAGCGTCTCGTCCACGAGCCGGTTCGCCTCCTCCTGTGCCTTCCTCTTGATCTCGGCCGCGATCTCCTGTTTCCTCCGCTCGGCGTCGATATAGCCGGCAATCTTCGTCTTGGCCACCTTCTCTCCCTCGCGGAGCGGGAGGAGGAATCGCGCCTCATCGGCGCAGGCCTGCCGGTGCGCCTCGTCCGTTTTCTGTTTGATCGGTTTGAAAAACGCCATGATCTCGCCCTGGATCGTCTTGTTCTCCGTGAGATACTCCTTCATCAGAGCGAGCGAGGGCCCATCGGCCACCACGAGCTCGACGGCTCGAACGCGAGCCGAGAGAGCCAGGACTTCCGTTTCTTTTTTCATTTCAATGCCTCCACGTGCATCTTAAAGTTCGAGACTTTTTTCGTGAACTTTTTCCTCAAATCCTCCGGCAGATCGAGGAGCGATTGTTCGTAGGCCTTCCAGAAAATCTTCGTGTCGGCGAGGAGGATATTCTTCCCCTTGTAGAGCTCCTTGAACTCTCTGTCGATCTCCTCGAATTCCTTTTTCATGGGTTTGAGTTCGAGGAAACGCTTGGCCTTTTCGTTGAGCTCCGCCCGATCGATCGCGATATCGTAGCCCTCGCCGAAATCCTTGCCGGGGAAACAATGGGTCATCTCGAAATCGCAGTCCTCGCACTCCACCTTCCGCTCGGGAGCCGGGATCCGGTTGGCCTCCACGGCCTCGTTCGTCCTCTCGGCTCTCTGCACGAGCTCCTCCGCGTAGGCGAGATCGAGCGGGAGAATCCAGAAGAAATAATCGCCGGAGGATTTCTCGAAGAAGAACCACGTCCCGAACTCCTCCCCGTCCATGAGATCGTAGACCATCAACTGGCCGGGATATTTTTTGAGCCACGTGTAGCGCGCCTTCGTGAGCGGGATTCCCTCCGCCTTGTGTTTAGCCACCGTCCGGAACGAGTTCGGAGAGAGAGCCTTATGCTCGAGCGGGATCGGCCGCTTCGAGAGCTCCGGCACGGCGATCTTCGCGTCGATCCGGCCCGAGATCTTCTTCTCCGTCCACTGATACGAGCGCGCCTGCTCGACGATCCGGAGGCCGGCCTCCTGCATGAGCGTGAGATTGGGCGTCTCGAGGAGTCCGGAGGCGCGGAAGACCTTTTTGAGCCCGAGATCTGTATCCGGCCGGAGATCCGGGCGTACTCGACAAAGCACTTGGTACGTATCGCAGGCGAACCCGAGGTCGCCGGCCCAATTCGAGAGGCGCGGCCGATGGCCCGTGTCCTTCAAGAGGTTCACGTCGATTTGCGTCTTTAGCCGCTCCTCGATTTCTATCAGTTGTGCGGGGTTCATTTCTTCGGCTCCTCCTTTTTCTCCGATCCCTTCCCCGTCTGCGCCGGCGCGCTCGCGGCGGGAGAGGGGGGATACAACTTCGCGAAAACGTCCGGCATTTCCTTCTTGAGTGTTCCCTTGATTCGATCAAGCGTCATCCCAATCCACCGCTCGGTTTTGATATCGCGCACGTCCTCGCGGAAGACGTCGTTTTTCTCCTTGTCCTGCCACGTCGAGGCCGCCTTGATGATCGGTTTCATTCCCGAGCGATCGCCGTGAGCGAGCTCCAGAGCGATCTTTTCGATCTCGCCACGCTTGCCGAGGAGCTCCGGAGTGAGTTCCGCCTCGGCCTTCTTCCGATCCTCTCCGTAGAGAACCTTCTCGATCTTCGTGAGATCGAGGCCGGCCGACGCGAGCTCCGCCTCCGTCACGTTGGAGAGCCCGAGGCATCGCGTGATGAGGCGGCGGTAGAGGTTCGTCACCGCTTTCTTTTTGACGTCCGTCATGTCGACGTCCTCGAGTTTCTTCCACTCCTTGCCGATCTTCCCGAAGAAATCATCCCTCGAGGAGCACGTGCCGATATCCTCGATCATCCGGCCGAGTTTCTTCGAATATCCTCGGCCTGTGGCCGTGTAGATGTAGTAGCGGCCCCGATCGTCCGAGACCCACTCGAGATCGATTTTGTCGCAGTTGATATCCATCCCCCAGGCGATCCCCATCTTCTGCGCGCCCGTCTCGTTGAGCGAGAGCCCGTCGCCCTGATAGAGCCAATCCCGCTCGTTCGTGAGCCGGAGGCAGATCACGCGGATCTTCTTGAAAACCTCGATCTGTTTCTCCGTCCGCTCAACGACGCGCTCGAGGCGCATCGCCTCCGGGGGGACGGCGATCAGATCCATCTCGGTCAATCCCATCTCGCCGCCCTCCGGCCGAGGCAGAGTGACGGTTTTCCCTTGTTCGTTTTTTTCGTCCATTTTACCTCCCTTGAAATTTCCTCTTGACAACGCTCCCCCATCCGCCCTACGATGAAGGCATCTTTTTCATTGTCCCTTTTCCTTCTCCCCCGCCCTCCTAGAGGCGGGGAACTCTCTCCTCTACTCACCTCCTCCCGGGCGTTGATTCCAATCGCGATGCCTCGGCCTCGAGTTTCCTGATCTCGCCCTTTAGCGCGAGGAGTCGCGATGAAGACGGTTTTAAAAGACCGAGATAGAGCCCTACGCGGATCGCGAGGGCCGCGCTCGGCCGATATCGGCTCGCCTGCCAGTTGCAGAGCGTTTGATAACGAATGTTGCAATCGCGAGCGAGGGCGTACTTCGTCACGTGCTTGTGGGAGAGCAAATTCTTGAAATTTTGACCTACGAGGCGGCTTTTGAGGAGTTCGACCTCCTGATCGGTTATCTTGTCCATCGTGCCTCCTTGGGCCGTATTTGATATATAAAATAGACTATAAAAGCCCCATGCCGCCAACTATAATCAACGAAAAAATAAAAAGCAAGTCCTTTTTTAAAATAGGCGAAAAAAAAGGGAGGCGAGGATCGCCCCGCCTCCCGCGCCTCCGGCTCTCTCACGCCTTCGGCTCTCCCTCCCCGCCGCCGCCGTGTTTCTTGTTGAGTTCCTCGAACGGCGAGCGGTAGCCCAGGACGTCTCCGATCTTGGGCTCTACGAACGCTTGGATCTTGGCCTTCCGCCCCTTCGCCGGCGCGGCCTTCTTGGCCGTGCGCTCGGCCGTGATCTTCTCCGAGATCTTCCTCTTGAGCGTCCGTTTCGCCTTCTTCTCGGCGATCGGCGGCTCGGCCGCGTGCGCCTTCTTGGCCGGAGCGGTCGATTTGATCATCCCTCTCCGAACGATCTTCTCTGCCGGAACGAGGATGCCGGCCTTCTTCTTCTCCTCCGGAGTGAGGATGACCTTGACGATCGGATAAGGCGGCCCTTTGATCTCGGCCTTCTTGGAGGCCTTGAGTTTCTCCGTCACGCGCGCCTTGATCTGATCGGCCGCGACGCGCTCGATCGCCTTCTTTGCCTCCCCGTGCTCCTTCGCCTTCTTGGCGGCCGCCGCCTCGATCATCGGGAGGTTAGCGAGCGGCTCGTTCCAGTTGGCGATCCCCGTCTCTCGCGGATCGAGCAAGAGGGGTGCTTCGTAATCGATGAACCGCACGAGTTGACTCGATCTCCACGGCACTTCGACGGGGTTCAGACGTTTGAACATTTCCGTCACCGCCCCGTGGAATCCGTGCATCGTGCGCGTGTACTTTGAGCCGGCATCGAAGTAGAGCTCACGGAACTCGGGGATCTTGCTCGGCGGCACGAGCGGCGTTTTCTTCGAGGCCGCCGCGAGGAGGAGCAGGCTCGCCTCGCGATCGGAGAGGCCGTGCTCCTTGAGCCCGAAGTTCCATTTTACGAACGCATCGAATTTCGCCGGCAGTTGGAGGAGAGCCTCCTGCGCGAGGAGCGTGATCTCCTCGATCTCGAGCGCGCCCGTGTGCTTGCGGAAGACGACGAAATCGCCTCGGAACGCTCGGTTATCGCAGACAAAGACGAACGCGCCGGCGCAGAGGCCGACCGCGTAGTATTTGTTGAGCGAGTTCCGAAATCCGAGCGCGAAGTTCATCTCGGCGTTTGTGAAATTTCCAATCTCCCACGTGCCGAACATCTCCGCTCCCTGCCGGATGGCGTACTCCTTCCGGCCCACCTTCCATCCGAGCGAGGCGCACGCGCCGCTCACGGCATCGATGATGTCGCCATGAGCAAACGGATGCCAGGAGTCCGTGAACTCCGGCCTCGGCTCGGCCCGAACCACCGCCTCACTCACGAGGTGAGTGTTGACGTGGCTCACGAGTTGTGCTTTTTCCATCAAGACCTCCTTTTGTAGAGAGAAAATTCGCCCGTGACCTCCACGACCATACGCCGCACGTTTTGAGCGAGATCGCCCAAGCGGCAGAGGTCGCGGAGCGAGAGGCAGAGCGTTGCCTCCTCCTTTTCCTTGTTAAGAGAAAGAGCCATCGTGATATCGTCGGATTTTTCGATCGTGATCACGACCTGCTCTCCCGATACGTTGACCCTCATACGGCCCTCCTCTCGCGGAAAAACTGAACGATCAGAACGCGGGAGAGCCCTCCGCGCCGGCCCTCCCTCCGAGCCGCTCGTATCTCGGCCTCGTACTCGATCTCCCGAGCGAACGAGAGAGCGACGGCCTTCATCTTGCCTTGCCTCCGAGCGGTTTTCACCACTGCCTCCGGATGATCTTCTCGCCGCGCCGCTCGAGAACCGAGCCGAGCGGGTAGGAGGCGGCGATCCGCGCGAGTTGGCCGGCGTCCTCCGAGGCGATTTTGTAGGTTTTCTCGATCGGGATCTTCTTGGATTTGTATCCGCTCCGGAGGAGCGAATCGAAGACGAGGCACGTGAGGCCGGCGATCGAGAGGTTCGGGATCTGCACGACCTTGAACGTGGTCGTCCCGAGGAGCGTCTTCACGCCCGTGAGCGAGCGGCGGCATCCGCACCCGCCGTCGATCGACTCGCCCTCGCATTCGAAACCGAAGACGACGATCTCTCCCTCCGTAGCGTGAGAGAAATCGCCCTTCTTCTGACCCTGTGTTTCCTTCGTGGAAACGAGAACTTGGATGCCCATAATATCTCCTCCTTAGAGAGATTAATCGATTCGGTGAACGATGATCGTCCCGCGAAAAACCCGTCGCGTCTTAGAGGGTTTGACGAGATTCTGGACTCCGGCCCACGGATAGTGGGGAGCGAGTTTCTCGGTCTTGTAGTAGGAGCACTGATGCGAGGCGGCGGGAAGGAGCGCGAGAAACCTCCGATAATTCATCGGCTCGACCATCGGCCGCACGGCCTCCTCCAACTCGGCGGCGGAGTATTCCTGGGCCTCGTGGCCTCGATCAACCCCGAAGAAATGAACGATATAGCGTGCCATCTTAGCCCTCATCGACGATCGAGGATGTCCTCGATATCCTGGGCGGCGATTTCCTGGGGATCGTTTTCTCTCGCCGCCGATCTCTCTCCCAACTCTGCCGGCGTCCATCCGGAGGGAGCGTCGCCGTTTCCGTGTTTCGGATCGGCCTCGCGCCGCTCCTCGACCTTGCGCGCGCGGATCGCCGCGATGTGGCGGCGGCTCACCGCGAGCATTTTCCGTTCCTGTTCCGTCATAGCGTTTTCTCCTTTTCCTTCAATTTGATTTTTCATGCCCATAAGATAGCGCAAAAACTTTGATATGTCAAATTTTAGAGAGGGTATTTTTTTGGAAACGAAAAAAACGGCCGTTTAACCGAGAGACAGTTCGAGGGTTACGGGAGGCAAAAGTATTTTAAAGTATTTTCAAATCTGCCTTCAAAAAAACGGTCGGATTTACCGCTTTTTCCCGCGCAACGACGCGAGAGATTTAAAGGCCACGACGCGCGGCGCGGCCGGAGATTTAAAGGGCGCGGCGGGAGCGGCGATCGCGAGCGGAGCGAGAGACGCGCCGGCGAGATATCCCGCGAGGAGCGCGGCGCGCTCGTCATCGCCGATCGCGGAGAGCGCATCGTCGAGCGAGGGCAGACCCTGATTGATCATCGGCACGGCGGAGAGGTGCTCGAACCCCCGGCCTCCGAGCGAGCGGATCGTGGCCACGATGTAGGTTTGTTGAGCGTTCGACGGCCTCTTTGCCTGATCCGGCCAGTCCTTCCCTTTGAGGCCCTTCGCCTCGCCGTAGAAGTCCGGCCCATCGGAGGAGGGATAATCCCCTGCAGGGAGGAGGTAGTCGTGTTTCGCCCCGCCTCGATACCAATCGACGGATCGCTCCGAGCCGATACAATGCGTCGCCGCGAGCCCTTTCGATTGGAGATCTGCGGAGAGCAGTTCCCAATACTCCGAGGAGTCCCACCACTCGATCTGGATATTATCGAGCGGCACGCCGAGCGTGAGGAGGTGCGAGATCACCGAGCGATGCCACGCGAAATTCCCGCCCTCGTTCGCCGTCTCGTAGATGATATAGGGCAGGACGTGTTTTGTCCGATCAACGAACGTATCGACCCACCGGAGGAAGGCCGCCACCGTAGGCGGATCATCGTAGAACCGAGCCGCCTCCGTTGTCGTGCCGTTCACGTTGAGGCGGCCGTTCCAGGGGTTCACCTCCCATGTTGAGCCGGCATACGTCGAGCAGTTATCGACGAGCGCGACGATCGTCGTGAGTTTCCTCGCGGCGGCGGCCTCGAGCCGGCCCACGACCTGATTCCAGTATTCCTCGGAAGGTCGATCCAGATCCCATTTCCCCGCCTCCTTGATGAACGGATCCCGATAAAGGCCGACCCACTCGTTGCAGGCGATCGCGGCAAACTCCCGGGCGCCGTTCGGCATCCCGCTCGTGGCCATCCGATCGTAGAGCGCGCGGAGGCGATCCTCGGGGATCACGGCCGGCGTGAGGACGAGCCCGGAATAATACGTATAGTTCGCGGCCACGAGGAAATGAACCTCCGGCCTCGGATAGGCCGTCGTCGGGATCACGGGAGGTGCTTTGTGGAGCGTGCAGAGCTCCTTCGGCTCCGCGCCCTTCACGTACTGCGCGTCATGTGTCGCCGGACAGAAGGGGTTGGCGATCCTCGCCTCGGAGGCCGGCGTATCCGGAAAGGCATTACACACGCTCACCCATACCTTGGGGGTAGGTGGTTTCGGAGGGCAGGCGAGAGTGAGGAGCGCGAGGCCGAGGATCAAAAAAAGAACGATCGATCGGCGCGCGCTCATCAGACGAGGAATCCGAAAACCGAGATTTCCCAAGTCTCCGTCGTGGCCGCCGAGCCGACCGTCACGTTAGCCCCGAAAACGATCCCCGCCGCATAGGCGACGAGCATCGATTTGACGGCCGCTTTGTTTGTCCAGACATTCGTCACTCCAGTGGCCACCACTTGAGCGGCCGCCGCGAGATAGTCCGTATAGGCGGCGGGTTGGCCGAACCCGACCGTGGCCGCCGCTCCGGCGCCGGCCCACGCCGTGACGCGGATCACGATCTCGGTGACGATCATCGATTTCCCCACGGGAACAGTGATCAGAGGCGTGGCGGCGATCGACTTCGCGTTGATCCCGCCAACCTTGGCCAGCAACGTGGCCGCGTTTTCTCTCAAATCCATAATTTTCCTCCTACCAAGATGGCAGAAAAACCATCTCGTTATTTAGGCAAACGGGAGAGT